TGTTACGTTTTGTTACGTTTGACATAACAAGGTAAGTAGTGGGGAGGTTGTTGGCTACCTGTCTAGTCTCATAAGCTAGACTACGCGGGTTCGATTCCCGCCCCCGCTCCCAACAGGATGAACGAGAGAGTGCCTTAAAAGATTAATTAGAGGGATTGTACCATGAGTGTCAGCTTCCTCCGTATAGGTACTTGGAGACATACTACCATCAGGATCATACTCAAGCTAAGAGAGTGGTTGACCTATGTCTGGTGGAGCTGGGATATTATGAGTGACTCGAGACGATTCTCATTTGCTTTCCACCAGCACAAGAGCAAGAGGGGCTCGCAGGGCAGGCGGTGAGCTTGCTTTCGTCTATCATCAACATCACCAACACAATCATCAAGACCACCCTACCACTAATACAAGCACAATCAACAATAACAGTAACATACCCTTTCACCACGCTTATAGTAAAAATCGACTTAGTTAACATAATACTTTTGTTAAGGGGGGAATAATATGTTGGGGATGATGTCTGGATTTAATTTCAGTCACTTACTTTTTCCGGGGCCGAGTTACAAAACCATCAGACATAAGAGTGGTCAAAAGCGAACCAAGCCAAAGAGCAAGAAACGCCGATAAGGGGGGGAAGTACGCTTATAGTAAAATACCATTTCAATGTTATGTCAATTGGTCAAGGAGGGAAACATGAAAGGAGTACCCAAGAAAGATGGGAGTGGTGGAGGCAACCGAGCTAATCAAGGTCGTGGTGGTTGTGTCACGCCACAGAAAACTGGTAAAGGTAGTAATCGCAGAAAATAGGGGGATATGTGAGTGAGGCTTCATTACCTGGCAAAATAGCCAAGCAGTATTTAGCAAAGTACAGGAACGCATCAACTCTACAGATAGCCAGGATATTACACAGTGAACACCCGTTAATATTCTGGACAGATGAAGTTGCAAGGGGCATAGTCCGTTATTATAGAGGTGCGCATGGTAAAAGAGATAGGAAAGGACTAGCTATAGACGAGTTCATACGCTCTCAAGAAGAAGCGATGGCTCAGAAATATAATCCGTATGGATTACCTGATTCGGTAAATGACTCATGGAGTCCTATTGAATTACCTTTTAGTAAAGGGCGTGGGTTAGTTATAGCTGATTTGCATATTCCTTATCACGATGTAGAGGCTGTTACCATAGCCTTACAATGGGGGAAGAAGGAAAATTATACTGACTTTGTATTGATTGATGGTGATTTAAGCGACCACTACACTATATCAAGGTTCGATAAAGACCCACGCAATCGTTCATTCAGACAAGAACTTGATAGTACAAACCAGTTCTTTGATGCTTTGGAGAAAGCCTTTCCGGAAGCTAAAATCATAGTTAAGTACGGCAACCATGACAATCGGCTGGAAGCGTTTTTAAGAGCAAGGGCTCCGGAACTCCTGGATATGGAAGAGTTTATCAAAGACAAATATCTGAAGATAAAAGAAAGAGGCTTTATATCTATTCCCCATGATGTGCCAATTAAGGTTGGGGCATTGTCAATACTTCATGGGCATGAGTTCCAGACTTTGACAACAGCGGTCAATCCAGCCCGGGGTGCTTATTTGAAGGCACTGGAATGTGTCTTACTGGCTCACTGTCACCGGACATCGCAACACGCAGAGACTTCGCTTTCCGGCAGGTTAGATACAGCATGGTCAATAGGGTGTCTTTGCCACCTTCATCCCGAGTATGCCAGAATCAATAAATGGAATCACGGCATGGCTGGATTAGAGTTTGAAGGCAACGACTTTGAGATAGAAAACAAGAGGATTGCAAAAGGAGTCGCTAGGTGAATTATTGGCTTGGTGTCATTGGGGCTTGCTAAAGAAGTTGAGTTTGCCCTTTGACTTGCGCTTCGAGTTCTTGGATACGTTTAGCTTTTGCTTGAAGTATTCTGCGATGGCTTCTGTCAGGCATCCCTAGTAAGTTGCATGGGCTGTTATCATCCCTAATACCATTTAAGTGGTGGATAACCCAGCCTTTAGGGAGAGGTTTGTTATTTATTTTTTCCCAAACAAGAATGTGTTCTCTAACGTATCCACCTTTATCAGTGCGATGATGTCCCCTTTGTTTAATGAGAATATAGCCGTAACCATCGGGGATTCTACCCCCCTTCCAGTTATGATTAAGTTCTCTTGATTGAAAAGGTCGTGAGTTACATCTATTTTGCATTTTTCCAGTTTTCCAAAGATGTTTTGCATGGCAAGAGGCGCATCTTATAGAACCATAACTTACTTGTTTCTTGCAATCCAAACAAGGGTGCTTACGGATATCATGCCACTTAGTCATACTAATAGTATATAGCATTTGGTTATAAATGTCAATACTCCAATTACTATAATAGGACATATTTAATATGCACAATGGTTTTATCTTGGGCTGCCTTGGTACTTGGTTACTCAGCGACGCGATATACAGTTATTGTCTTTATAAGCAATCACAAAGCTGGAGGGGTACACCCCAAACATGGGCTAAAGACCATTGGGTTCGAGCCTTGCGCGGTATATTGGCAATAATCATAATCATCATAGGATATTTAAATCAATAAGAAGTGGGAGACAAAATGGGGGACACTTGGGAGACACAGAGGGTAGCTTCTATCTTCAAACTGGCGCAGGGCGGTGCATAAAGAATAGTAGCCAGATATAAGAGCAGTTAGTGGAGGAATAGGGAGTGACGAAAGACGAAAAGCTAAAAGAGCTAGCGCTGATACACAGTGATTTCAAAGAGTTTCTCAGGTTTGTTAAGATTCAGGAGCCTGGTGAATTAGCGTTAGAGTGGGTATCGTGGCCACATTTAGTGGACTTCTGTGAGCAATTAAGGGTAAATCAGTTAATAGACCTTATCAAGAGCAAGCAGATAGGGATAAGTTGGATACTGTCGGCTTACGCCCTATGGAGGATATACACCTTACCTGGATGGAATGTTCTTGAACTGTCGAAAGGCGAAAAAGAGGCAAAGAGTCTCCTTGATAAGAGCAAGGTAATATACAACAATTTACCTGATTGGATGAAGGTATACACGGTATTACCCGACTCGGTGACACAGTTCGGGTTCAAAGAGATGAGGTCGGTCATAACGGCGTTCCCCACTACAGAGACAGCGGGAATAGGGGAGACGGCCGGCGATGTTATCCATGACGAGAGTGATTTCCATGAGTATTACGAGGTAAATCTAAGCCATACCAGGGCAACGGTGGCTGATAGTCCTGAACGGCATCTCATATCAGTATCTACGGTAGATAAGACAAAGCCCGACAGTTATTTCAAGAGGCATTGGAAGGATGCGAGGGACGGGAAGAACGGATTCAAGGCGCTGTTTTACGGGTATGACGTGAGGCCAGGAAGAGGTGAAGAGTGGTACGCGGCCATTGAGAGGGAAAATGAAGAGACTCCGTGGGTGGTAAAGGGGAATTATCCGAAGACCTCCGACGAAGCGTTAGAGCCTCTGTCCGCTATTTCGTGCTTCAATGCCGACGTCCTGAAAGGGCTGTGGGATGAGGCTGGATACGGTGAGGTAAGAGAGGGATTCATCCATATATTATGCCCTCCGGTGGTTGGAACACAATATGCAGCGGGCATAGATGTTGGCGAGGGTGTGGGACTGGACTATTCAGTACTCAGTATTGTAGGAAAGAGGGGGTTGATCAGTGAGGTGGCAGCGGTTATCTACTCTAACAAGGTAGGGACCGACTCATTTGCGTTTGAATGTGACAGATTATGCAGAGAATACTTCAGTCCGTTACTTGTAGTTGACAATATCGGGATAGGTCGGGCTGTAATTGATAAATTGGTAGAGTTGGGATACCCAAATCTCTACTATATGAAGAACAAAGACGGGGAAAACAAGAAAGCTGGGTGGGCTTTAACCAGGCCGAACAAGAGAGAATTAGCGGTTAAACTCGTTGAAAGGGTAAATAACAGGAGTTTAATTACCAGGTTCAAGCCGCAGGTGCAGGAATTGATGGAATACCAGTGGATAAACGGGTATCCTGAGCCGGTTGGTAAGACGCATGGTGATACGGTGATAAGTCTCATGCTGGCTGCATCCCAACTGGACAGGATAGGGGCTGTAGTGCCGGCCAGTATGTGGGTTAAAGGAAGACGTATCTATTAGGAGATAATCATGCCGAAAAATGTAAAAGAAAGTCCCTCCGACATCACTACAAAGGTAGACAATAAGGAAAAAACGCTAAGTGAAAGGTTTACCCGCATGGACGGGGACTTCGATATATGGGACTTGAAAGGAAGTTCTGCGTATCCCAGCGAGACGAAGGATACCTCTAGTTCCCAGCAGTCTGCCAATGACATTGAGGTTATCTCCAATGATCCTCGTACCTTTGCCGACCAAGTACATTCCACATTATCCGATGCCGATATGCAGATTATTGTGAGAATGGTGGAGCAGG